ACCGGGAGGGGAAGATCTAAAAGGGTTGTGCGGTTAACAGTCATGATTCACCTCAAGTCGAAATCGGTGTCCAGTTGGGAGTCTGCGCTGTATTGATGTTGCTCCAACTAGGCGTTTGATTGCTGCTGATATTTTGCCAGTTTGCTGTCTCTGAGTCATCAATAAGCTCCCAGAGTTTTCTTCCGTCAATACTGTCTGCACCTGTAGCTGTTTCTGTAATAACAGATCCAAATGTAATGCCTGTTGCAACAACATCCGACCCTGATGCGCTTTCTGTAATAGCCGTTGCAAACTTAACTGAGGCACTATTAACGTCCAGCCCAGATGCTGATTCAGTGATAAACCCATCAATCGTAAGCGATGCACTGTTTGCATCATCCCCTGTGGCCGTTTCTGTAATGCTGGTTGAATAGGCATTTTGCGACACGGTTTCGTCTGTCGCTGTACCTGTTTCTGCCACCACGGATACAAACTGTGCTGCTGCGCTAACTGAATCAGATCCTGTCGCGGACTCTGAAATACCTGCTTGATACTGAGGCGTTGCGCTGATGCTATCAGCACCTGAAGCAGTTTCAGAAACAATCGTCCCAAACGTAACAAGACTTTCTGTAGCGTCAGTGCCAGTTGCAGACTCTGTAATGCTTGATAAAAATTGAGCAAGTGCTTCAGTTGCGTCTGTGGCTGTGCTAGTTTCTGATACGGCAGTGTTGAACTGTATGAGCGCAGCAATTGCATCGGTGCCGGTAGCTGTTTCTGATACGCCCCCGTCAAGTTGAAGCAACGCTTCAATAGCATCTGTGGCTGTAGCTGTTTCGCTAATCGTCGCATCGTATGTTGCAGTGCCGCTATTGCCCCAAGTTCCTGACCCCCAATCGCCAAACCCCCAGCCTTCGGTAATAGGCGGACTGCTACTACCTGTCGCACCAAGTGGTGCTGCTCCAAATGCTGAGAAGCCGAACACATTTTTACCTTGTTATTTCTAGCCAAGAGGTTGTTGCTTCATCCCAGCTATACATCTTTCCGTCAGTAGGCATTGCTACTGGAGCCTCCCACTGTGCATTAGCGTTAAGCAACCATGAAGGGAAAGGCTTAGGCGGCACAAAGGCATCAATGTCTGCTCGGTATGTGTAGCCAATTCCTGCGTAGTTTTTCCTGATGTTGTTGTTGTAACTAGTACGCTTGCATAACTGACCGCGAAAGTCGCCGTACCATTTCTCCCAATCAACACCGTCTTCGCCTTCATTTTTTCCGGTTATTACTTCAGTGACGATGTTGTTTTTATCTAAGAAAGCGTAATGCGCCATAAGTTTCTCACCATGAAATATTGCCCGTTCCAGCAGTAAATGTGTAAATAGTATTACCGCCAACAGTTGTTTTAGTGTAGGTCAATCCACCGCCAATAGATGCAAGATCGGCAAAAGTGCTTGGATAAGAAATAATAACGATACCGGAACCGCCGTTGGCTCCGCTTGACGCAGAATATGCCGCCCCGCCCCCGCCGCCACCAGTATTAGTAGTTCCAGCGGTTGCGTTATTAAGCCCAGAACCTGTACCACCAGCTCCACCGCCTCCCGTACCTCCTGAAACATTAGATGTTGCAGAACGCCAACCAGCCCCCCCACCACCAGCATAGGTTACTGATGAACCACTTATAGATGATGCCGTTCCGTTGCCACCTGAACCATTACCTACACTCCCACCAGCAGCACCAGCAGCGCCTGCACCGCCACCGCCGCCACCATGAAATGGGGTTGTTCCGTTATTACTACCACCACTATTGCCTTGAGATGGCGCTGTACTTGGTGTATTTCCAGCTCCACCGGATACAGATCTACCTCCAGCGCAGCCGCCTCCACCAGAACCACCAGCTACACCTGCAAAACTCTGATCGCTTGCGTTTGTGCCTCCTCCACCGCCTCCACCTGCGGATGTAATAGTGCTGAAAACTGAAGCATTACCACTTCCACCTTGGTTACCTGTTCCTGCCACACCTCCTGCGCCTACGGTAACTGTGTAATTTGTCGCCTTAGTAACCGACAACCCAGTTCCGGTTCTAAAGCCACCTGCGCCGCCACCTCCCCCGCCATTACCTCCAGAACCATAACCTCGGCCCCCACCGCCACCGGCACCAGCAACAAGATAGTCAACGGATGAGGGCGCAGACGCTATCCCCTTGGCGCCAAGTAAAGAAAGCAAAATGCCTGTCATGACACGTTTCCAGAAACAACGCAGACCGTACCAGAGATAAATAGAATCGTAGCCACACCACGGGTTGCCAACGTCATCGTAGCTTTGTCTGTGTCTGTTCCTGCTATATACGCTGTGGTAATCGTACAAGTGATTGTGATGTTTCCTGTCGTGTTGTTGAACAACGAAATGATGTCGCCCTCAGCAAACGTAGCATCAGGGATAGTTATTGATCCACCAGAGCCGATCTGAACGTATTTACCAACATCACCTACTGCTAGTGTATAACTACCTGTCTTAGTGCCTACAGCAGGTGCGTTTAAATATCCCAACGTCACTGCATCCATCGTCGGTAAAGTCTGCGTGATGGACGAGTTTGTGTTAGCTGATTGCAGCGTATGCGTTCCTGAGCCAGAAGCATTGCCTTGAACTTTGAGATTACTCATATGATTTCACCCAAAAATAAGCCACGCTTGATCTGTAGACACCGTGACTGCCTTGCTTGTGTTAATCGTAATTGGACCCACGGCGCTAGCATTGTTGCCTGTCGGAATAGCGTAGCTGCTTGTCATGGTTTGATTGTTAAGTGCAAACAAAGTACTTGAAGCAGGAAACGTCACGAAAACATTCTTGGTCCCTGCTGGAAAATTCACTAAACTTCCAGAGTTACTGGAAGACAGCACCGTGTCTCGGGAAAGAGTCGTTCCGCTTGAGGTATAAGTCCCGACCCCAATTTCCCAATTAGAACCTGACGAATCAGCAATCGTGTAATACGTTGTATTGCCATTACCAATCGCAGCAAAAGACTGAAACCCGCTAACCGCACCAGCAAGGGTTACCGTCCCCGTTCCAGTGGTTGTCGTGGTTTCCTGTACACGATCAGCAAGTACAAAAGCCATTATGCAGATAAGCTAAAGGTATACGTTACTAAAACAACGTCACCGGATACTACGTTCCTATCCCCCGGCGAGGAAAAGTCTTTTGCCGAAAACAGAGTGCCTGACGTACCACCTTTGGTGTTATCGCTTGTCAGAAAAGCTCCTCCGACAGTTACCGTTGCATTCATCGTAAACTGCGCTTTGCTTGCTGAATTCGTAACCACTGAAGGGTTCGCCGTTGTTGCTGCTACAAATGTCGCCGCTGGACGCGTTGCTTCTGTGTAGTCTGTAACTTCTGTCCATCCTGCATGAGAAGACATCGTATCTCCAGCAGCAGGATTATTACTTGATGCAGCACCATATAAACCTAAATACCAGCTTGTGATTCTTGCAGTTGCACCATCTAACGCAGTCCCTGCCATGTATTGAAGCCCAACATTCACAACAAGATTCTTAGACTCATCCGTCCACTTGAGCTTGCCGTCTTTGTCGTAACACTCAATCAAAAACTTACCCGTGGCTTTTAAACCTTCGGTTGATTGAGGGCTAGTAATTAACCCGCTAGCGGTTGTGTCAGTGATTTTGGCTTTGAGTTCCATTATGTAATCCTCAAAATAGAGTCTGTTGCGCCCATTGGAGGGAAAGTAATAATAAGATTGGATGCGGTTTTTGTAATCGTACTACCAAAACTCAAGACACAAACAGCACGGTTTGCATTGGTGGAATTATAAATTAACGCCCCCGCACAGGAAAGCGTTACATTGCTAAACGTAAGATCATCAAACGACCAATATCCTGTACCGTTTGCTGAAAGAGGTGTGATGTTTGTGAGTATTGCCCCACCAGCCGTGTAATTGGCTCCACTGGCTTCACCCGTCGATGTGTAGGCGGTGGTATCTGCACCGAGATCGGCAGTTGCGACGTACAAAGCGAGTTTGAAAACATTTCCCGTCGTCCTTGTAAAGTTGTGTAGCCCTTGGGCAACTTCTGCCTTAAAGCTTGTACACATGGTTTGGTAAATAGCCATATCAGGTTACCGCTTGTCTGTACTGCCCAGACCTGTAGGCATCTTGACGCTCTAAACCATCTGCCAGACGTTTTGCAAGGACTATGGCTTCTGCGTATTTCTGATCAATAACTGAAATTTGTTCTTGTCCGGCTTTAATAAACAAATAACCTTCACGCAAAGCACCATATAACAATACCGAATCAAAGTTATCACCAAGCCAAGTTGTACCCGCAGTTACAATAGATTCTGGGTAATAGTAGTAATGCAATTCCATTGTGTATATTGCATCGGGTGTAGGGCCAAGAATAAAACTTAGCTCATTACTAATAACGCCACCCGTTACTGTTGGGCCAAAAATAGCGTAATGTCTTGGTCGCCCTGTATTACCCGCACCTGTAGGGACAGGATAGGCTTCACGAATGAAATTAACGTCTTTGTTAAGCAAGTAATAATAACGCCCGTCTGCGTCAATAACAGCAAGGCTATAAGGCGATAAAAAATCTGAAGGGCACTCAAGATACCGATTATTAGTAGCGGTTACACCCGTCACATTCTTACGTATCGACGGAAACTGCATGGAGTTATAAATGCGCTGCTCAGCCTGCTTAACAAATGTTGCAAGCTGGTCATCCGAGGTCCACGTTGTTACTGAATCAGTAAACGTAATGGTAGGAAAATCGTTCTCTACATACCCTCGGATAGCCTTTTTTAACTCCGTATAATTCACGCCATCGGCCCTCTGCTCATTGTGCCTTTTGTAGCGCAACCTGTACCGCGCATCTTGATGCCAGAGGTTTTAACAGCATTGTTTTCACGGTTAGTGTACGCACCTACACTCATACGTAAGGTATCTGTTTTGCTATGATCCGGGCCAGAACCAGGGTTGGCTTCAACCTTGGTCTTTTTACCCTGCATCGTATGGGGTTCGGCGTAAGTTGACGCAGGGCCAACTTCTTTACCGCCTTTTTTCATACTGTACTTAGCCATTATTTCATTCCTTGGTTACGTGCGCGGGCCATATTTCTGCCCATCTTACGCATATCCATACCTG